GTACGGGGCCGCGGGCGATTATCGAGCGCCGGACCGACCTGGAAAAAACCGCCGGCGATACGATCAAGTATGACCTGCTGATGCAGGCCAAGGCCGCCGGCGTCACCGGCAAGAACCGGCTCAAGGACAACGAGGAAGCCCTGACCTACTATCAGGACACCGTTATTATCGATCAGCTGCGCAACGCGCACAGCTTTGATCGTATGAGCCAGCAGCGCACGATTCACAGCCTGCGCAAGGACGCCTCGCTCAACTTGGGCGAGTGGTTTGCGGACAAGTTCGAGTCGTATATGTTCCGCGCCCTTTGCGGGGATACAAGCCTCACCCACGGCCAGACCGCCGTTGCCCCGGACAGCGCCCACCAGGTGTTTTGTGGCAACCAGGCAACCGAGGCGGCCGTGGTTTCCAACACCGAGCAGATCACGCTCGATGAGCTGGACTACGCCAAAGAAAAGGCGATTACCAACAGCCCGCCCATGCGACCTGTAAGGATCGACGGCGGTGAATACTTTGTCGCCGTCCTTCACCCGTATTCCATTACCGACCTGCGGCTAAACCTGGGGTCTTCGTCGAACGCGAAGTGGATGGAAATTCAGCAGTACGCCAACAAGCGCGGCAAGGATAACCCGATCTTTACCGGGGCCGAAGGGCTTTACAACGGGATCATCATTTATTCTTCGCACCACATTTACAGCCCGATTGCCAATTGCCGGCGCAACCTTCTCTTGGGCGCGCAGGCCGGGGTGTTCGCCGTTGGCAACGCCTATGAAAAAATGGATCAGTCCAAGATGGGCAAGGAAAATATGTATTCCTGGTACGAGGAATCCGACGACTACGGCAACGAAAAAGGCATCGCCGTCGGCAGTATTTTCGGCATGAAGAAGACCCGTTTTAACAGTGCGGACTACGGGACGATGGTTATCAGCTCTTACGCTACGTCCAAGAGATAACCGGGCCGCCGGGGGATCGTAACCTATTTAACCGGCTCATAACAATATGGCGGGGACCGTAACCCCGCCGCCAGCAAGGAGATAAACAATGGGAGCCAAATTTACCACCACAGGCGCGACGACTTACGATTTGACCAGCACGTCTGTAAACCCCAACGCCGCGCCGGTCGCAACGCCGCGCGAGGGCGGTTTTGTGCTGCGGAACCGGATCGATTTCGACGAAGTGACAGCGCCGACGGCTACTGCAAGGGTAGCCAACATTTTAAAAATTCTGAACGTACCCAAGCGCACTGTCGTGCGGGCGGTGCGGTTTCATGCGATTCGGGGCGAGACTGCGCCGACGCATGCGTATTCCAGCGCCAGCACACACGCCAGCTCTGACGCATCCGGCGCGACGATGGGTGTCGGCGGTGTCTGGTATCAGAGCGCGTCGCAATCCAGCACCACCACGGATACAGACGCCCTGGCCGATCATGCGCTTAGCGCTGTTTCGTCCAGTGCTGGATCTGCAACCGGCGGTTCGATTGCCGGGTTTCCTACGCTTTCGTCCAGTGCAGAGATGACCGACTATACCAGCCAGAGCGACAGCGCGTCACCGACTCTGCCGTTTACGTTTCCGTATGGCGGGTATCTCACCATGGGCATTACCAATAGCACTGGGTCTAGTGCTTCCAGCGTCAGCGGCAAGTTCAGCGGGGTACTGGAAGTCCGGGCGTTGTGCGACTACATCCCTGAATAACCGACAACCCAGGGCGGCTTAACCGCCGCCCTGTTTTACGCATCGTCACCGCGTTAGTGTGGCGCAACCATGACGCCGATGTTTCGGGCGAAACGCGACGCCGGCTTTAAACGGGCGAAAAAGGAGACAAACAGATGAACGTACCAGAAAGATTTCTAAACATTGCGCAGGACGAAGGCCAGGGGAAATTCAGCGAATGGAGCGACCATGACATTATTTATTACCTGGAGCCGATTTTTGCCCGTGGCGGGTATCGCATCAACGGAAGAGGGCTGATTGTGCGTCGAGAGGGAACCATGACGTGGCATACCCCGTGGATTCATGTAAAGCAGGCGACGAAAAAGCGGTGCCAAATGGATCACCACGTTTTGTTTAACCACATGCATTTTATCCCCAAGCGTTGTCAGGAATGCTGGAAAGTCGTGGTAGGGCCGGACACGCTTGAAGAGCTGTTTGCGTTGCTTGACGTAGAATATGCGCTCAACCTTCCCAGCAAGTGCGGCATCGAAGTGCGCAACTACACGCCGCGGCATTACGGCGGTTATTTTTACAACAACTCGTTGGACGAGGGCCGCGAGTGCTACGAGACAGTGCGTAAAGCAGTGGACGAGCATATCGGTAAGCATGTCAGCGTTATTTTAAAGCGCGGCTGCACGGAAATGGAGCTTTCAATCGGGCCTTCGCCATATTGGAAAGTGACCCCAGAAGCGGAACGGTGGGAAAGCTACATTGAGGACCGTATCATTGACGATGGCAACTTTGAACCGAACCAACCGGAATACATCAAGGCGCATATTTTTAAAAAATGGGTGCGCTGGGCTTTATCCAACGGCGACCAGACGTACAAGAAATATACCGGTGGCAAGCCGTTGTTTCCGCCGCCGGTCATGTATCACGACGGCGACGTTGAGGCAATGAAAGACGACCTCGCGCGGGCGCGGGCGCATGGGCTGTGCGGGGTTGAACCGGAAAAGTTTGATGCGTTTTTCCAAGAGGTTGCCCCGGTTGCTGAAAAGCACGGCATTAACCGGGCCGCAATGGGGACCATGTTGGGTTACAACGAGTTCAACCCGCTGTCGATAGGCGGCGAGGCCGAACAGGTCTGGGAGCAAAAGGGTGTTGACGGATAAACAAAAATCAGACCTTTGCTTGAAATGTCGGTGGTGTTGCCAGCACTTGGCCGTTCCATTGTCGAACATTACAAGCGAAGGTCTTTCTTTTTTAAGACTGCGCGGGCACGAAATTACCAAAGAGTCAGACGGCACCTTTTATCTTGTGGTCTACGCGCCTTGTCAACACCTAACAAAAGCCGGGTGCCGGATATACGCCAACCGGCCGGCGATATGCCGCGACTTTGATGGCGGCAAAGACGAAACAACAAGACAACATTGTGCATGGCACAAGGAGCAGATAAATGGCGACACATAAACAGTATGCCGACGGCACTTACAAGCAGCGCCAGCGCAGGCACGCGGTTAGGGTTGTCCGGCAGACAATAGACTTTGCCCGACGCAACGTTAATTCGGGGAGCACGATCCAGGTGTTACGGGTCGAGGACGGCACGTGGGTTTTGGCTTCCTGGCTGCGGGTGATCGAGGCCGCCCCGTCCAACGCGACCGGGAACCTTGGCTACGGTTCCGACACCGATTATTGGGGCGCGGCGCTGCCGCTGGATACCGTCGGTGAGGTGTCCATGCAGTCGGTGGAAGAAACATCCGGCCAGACGACGATTTTACGGGACTACGCCCCTATGGGCCGGACGCCGCATTATTTCGCGGACGCCGACACGATTGACCTGTTGATTACAGGCCACACAGAGGCGGTCAACTGCACGTCCGGGCGTGTCGAGATTTGCGCCCTGATTGCCGAAACGAGCTAACCCATGGCGACTGTAAGCACGCTTATAACGTCGGCAAGGTACGATTTAAACGACACCGGCATTACGGACTACACAGATGCAGAGCTTTTGGATTATCTCAACCGCAATGTGTATTTTCTGGACCTGTCGCTTTCAAAGCACAAGAGCGATTTCACGCACAATACGGAAACCGCGACGACGCTAGCCGACGGCGATGATTCCGTGGCCGCCCCCAGCGGGCTTATCAACCTGCGAAGCCTCTGGATAGACGACGACCTGATAGACAAGAAAAGCATCGACTACGTTTATCAGCGCCGTAAGTACATATCCGGGTCCACTGGCAAGCCCTGCTACTGTGCTTTGCAGAACGCCAACATCATCTTTGACTACGAGGCCGACGACGATTACAGCCTGACGATTCATTACGATAAAATGACCGGCGACCTTGAGTCGGCCAACAACATGCCCTACCAGGACTTGTTCAACCAGCTCATCCGGCAGGGGGTGGTGCTGATGGCGAAGAGCCGAAACGAGTATGACGTTTCCGGCGATGCCGCAATTCAAGACTTTATCGAGCAGGGCGCTTTCCAGGTGATCATATCCCGTCGGCACACGCCGGCGCGGTACAAAGGCGGGTTTTGATGTTTAATCTACCGGGCATATCGCGTTATCCCCGGCGCCGGGGACCGATGAACAACCTGACGTTTACCGGGTTTCCGCACGGGTTAAACACATCGGTTCCGGCCGGTCAACTGGTGATAACAGAGTGCAGCGAGCTTTTAAACTTCAAGGTCAACAAGGCCGGCCAGCTGGAAACCCGGCGGCCGATAACGGTCTACACCAACAGCGCGACCGCTTCCAATGCGTCTGTCAAAACGTTTGCCAAGGTCAACGTAAACGGCACGGACAGAGAGCTGCTTGTGGACGCCAACTATAAGCTGGACTATCTTGACGGCAGCCTTGACCCGACCAATATCGGCACGCTGGAAGGCGACGCGCAGATTGTGTCCTACAAAGGCGTGGCCCTTATTCTGGACGGGTCTTACATAAAATATATCGACGGCGTGTCGGCCATAAAGCTGGCATACGATGACGGCACCGGCACCAGTGCTTATCAGTTTGACAACCGGGGCGGGGACGACGACACGCACACCGATTTAGGCAACGGCACCAACACGCGGGTAGCCTACAAGTTCACGTCGCAAACATGGTCCACCGGGTACACGATCCCGCCGACGACCGTATACGCCAGTATCAAGCGGGCCGGGAACGGATACACCGGGGCCGACACCACCGACATAACAGTTAGGATTCGCAAGGTTGCCGACGATTCGGTCATGGCGGCCAAAACGTTTGTGGCCTCTCCTCTGGCAACGAACGTATCAAGCGTAGCGACAACCGAATATTCGGTTACGTTTGCGGCATCGGATATTACGACCGAATTAGGCTCAAACACTGCTTATTACGTGTCCCTGGAATACGACAACGGGGACGCGACACACCATATTGAAGTACATGCCTCAACGGTGGCAAGTGGCGGCACGGGCTATTATTACGACGGCTCCTGGCACGCGGAAGCCACCAAAGACCCGCTCGTCGGGTTAAAGCCCGGCAAGCCCCCCAAGGGCGCGTTTGGCGAGGTTCACAAGCAAAGACCATTTGTGGGCGGCGACCCCGACAACCCCGGCTATGTCTGGTTCGGCAACCTAACCTACCTTGATTGGTCAACACCGGACGGCGGCGGGTATGTCGGGGCCGTTGACGACGACTCGAACACTTTCGGCGTGGGCGGCATAAAGAGCTTTTACGGCGACCTTTACGTTTTCGGAAAGCAGGATCAGCCATACCTTGCAAAACTGACCGGCGACACGCCCGACGACTATGCCCTGCCCTACTTGTATCAAAAAGCGTGGACGGCGCACAAGGTTTTAAAGGACAGCGTAAACGATATCTGGTTCGGCAGTGCGGACGGGTTTGACACCCTGACGGGCGTGCAGGAATACGGCGATTTGCGGACGTTTTCTTACAGCGACCCGGTAAAGGACCGTATCGAGGATTATTGGTCAACGACAACGGCAATGGCCGCCTACCAGCCGGAAACCGGCCAGATGTGGTTTTATATGCCGTCATACCACCGCTGTCTGATCGCTCACACGCACAACAAGGCCGTTTCGCCCGACGGGCAGGGGGTAAGATACCCCTGGACCGAATACGAGCTTTACAGGGACGTTTTAACGGACACGGACACCTACAAATGGACCGCTTCGGGCAGCGGCACCAACGAGTATTATTGTGAAGCCGCCGCCGGGGGCGATCCGAGCTTTGACGCCCAGCCGGACTTTATCACCATGGGCGGAACGAAGCTGACCGAAGGCACCGCCGGCAGTTTATCCGACCATGAATGGGATTATGCCGACAACGACACCCTGGGTTACAGCACGGTATACGTAAGGGACAATTCCGGCGACCCGGATACGAGCGGCGTTGAGATACGGTCTGTGCTGGGGCCGACTTGTCTTGCGCAGGCCGGGGGAGATTTCTTTGTCGGCGGCAGCGACGGCTACGTTTACAAGTACGACACGACCAAATACCGTGAGCTTGAGTCCCACCGGATAACCTACAACGCCAAGACCGGCTACGTGCCGATTCCGTTCGGCAGGGTGCGGTTAAACAAGCAGCAGATCGGGGTGGCGTCTGAAAAGGGCGGGCAGGTCGTTGTATCGATATACAAAGACGACGAATACAACACCGCCGACGCTTCCTACACATACACGCTATCCATGGACGACAGGCTGACATTAGACGATTTGACGGGCGTAAACGTTGAGGACGCTTATTTCGCCGCGGACCCGTCGGCCAACCCCATGTATCGGCGCATGGCGCTTGTGGCGCGCACGCTCATGGTCGAGGTTGCGGACATTATCGTGGCCGGCAGTCCCATTTATATCAATTCCCTAACTTTCAGAATGCGGATGCTTTCATCGTGAGGACACTATGGCTCAAGATACCATATTAGGCAGCGACAGCGTTTATGCGGCGCTGGTAACGAAAGTCAACAACGACGTGGCGGAATTGTTTGCCGCGATTGCAGCACTGACCATCGGCAGCGATATGCACAACCTGGTTGCGAAAACGGCTGATTACAGCCTGACCGCCAGCGACTTAACCGGCGTGAAAACATTTACCAACGACGGGGCCGCAGCGCAGATCAACTTTTCTTTGCTGGCCGGGTCGGCCAACTACCAGAGTCATTTTATCGTAACCGACGCGCAATATCTGAAAGTGACGGCCAACGGCAGCGAGAAGTTCCGCTACCAGGGCACCGAGGGCGCGGCCGGCGGGTACGTGCGAAGTAACGTGGTCGGCACGGTGTTCAGCATAACGTGGTCGGGGGATAATTGGGTCATTCACGGCCTGGAAGGGGAACTCAAATACGATCAGTAAACTCATCATCAAAATATGG